TTTTGAGTTGTACGTTAAAATCGTACACTTGCCTTAACGCCGGCTAGCGTTTGTATGATTTGAATAGTATTAAATATTTTAATTGATATAAATAAAAATTTTACTTGTCAAAAAAACAGCGCAAGCAATTTGAGGAAAATTATGAAGAAGAAAACTTATTTTATTACCTGCGCTGAAGAATCTTGTAGATTGATATTTTCCTGATCTAGATATTCCCTGATCCACTTTATCAAATCTTTATTGTAAAGTTCAGGTGAACGTAAGAATGTTTTCATTTCTGCCCGATGTGGCACTGACCAAATTAATTTTAATTCTTCTTTTTCGTAATCGAATTGCCACAAATCCATTGATTCGCGTTTATAAATTATTGGTTTTAAAAAGGGCCAAATGTAAATTAGTATTTTTGTTAGATCTTTTGGATCTTTTCGAACTGTAGTCAAATAATAGATAATTTTTTGGTTTTGTTTTGCATTCCTTTCAATCGCTTTCCATAGATCTTTCATATAGATCTTGCCGACTTCATCGGCTAGATCTCCTGCTGTTATTTCGTAATTTGGAACGCTAATCTCTTCTTTTTTTGTTATAACAGTAGCCATCAAAACCTCAAAAAAAGCCCTACGTTTCCATAGGGCAAATAAATCTATTTATATCTATCGTCTTTGTAATTTCCCGGTCTAATTTGCTCTATTTCTTTCTTTGGAGCAAGTTCACCTACATATCTATTTGGATAATCAGCCTTTCTTTTTTGAACAAATTTGGGATTGTCCATGATTTGATCGAACTTTCTTCCTTTTGGATATTCCTTTTTAATTGTTCCGTCTTTTTCCCATCTTTCTTCATGCCTTTCACCTGTAAAATGTGGCTGTTGTTCTTCTTGGTATTCACCTTTGCTTTCATATGGTTCTTGACCATTATGATATTTGCTTCGGTCAATCTCTTTATATTCCTCTCGGCGCATATATTTACCTCTCGGTTAATTGTTGTTACAACGTTTATAAAAGAAGAGAGAGGACTTAAACCCCTTGATGATAGGTATTCCGACTAAGTTATTTCCTATTCTTTCCACTGTCTGGTAGCCTCGATCCTTTGGCTTCTCTTCAAACTTAAAAGTGCAGGACGGGAGGCCTTGGCAGAACTCCCATACCGAGCCATGACACACGGATTCCTGCGAAATTCTTTATCTGCCTTTAGAAGATTTTTTAGGAATTTTCGCTCCGGACTTGCGAGCTTCACTAAGGGCAATCGCAACTGCCTGTTTGCGATTAGTTACTTCTGGCCCTTTCTTGCTACCGCTATGTAGCTTTCCTTCTTTATATTCTTCCATTACTTTATGAACTTTGGTTTGTCCCTTAGCCTTCTTTTTCATAAAATCCTATTTCTTTTTTTTAATTTTTTTGATTAGCTTTTTATCTGATTTTTCTTCACCTTTCGCTTCTTTTGATAGCTTGTCCCATGTCTTTGCATCGCCTTTCAAGTGCTTCTTTACTTCTTTTATTTTAGAACACTGTTTTTTCATCATGCCACTCCCTTAGTTTGTGTTTCGTTAGATTGAGGCTTTTCCAGTTTCTCAGCTTTAGTTTCTTCTCCACCCTTTATCCTTTCAACAATATCTAATAGCTGTTGCAATTGTGTTAAATCAATCGTGGTAAGTTCTTTCGCAGCCTTAATCTTATCTAAACTTGCAGCCTCTAAATCTTTTATTGCTGCTGCCCTTCTTTCCACAGCTAAAGCTTGGTTTTCCTGTACTCTAGAAGCTCTTTCTACTGCTAATCCTTGGTCTGCATTTGCTCTAGCATGAGATAATTCTGCTCTAGCCTGTAGTTCTTGCATTTGCACTTGCATTTGCATTTGCTGCATTTGTTGTTGCTGTTGTTCTTGTTGTACAATCTGCTCAATAACTTTAGTTTTATCCTGAAGGGAAGACATTTGAAGCAAAAACTCTGACGGAATCGGAATACCAGCTTCGCGTAAATACATTCCTTGCTGGAAGGCTTGCAATTTCTGCGTAGAAGTATTCGTGCCTTCGACAATATCGCAGTCGAACTTCTGAAAAGTCTTATTAAAAAATTGCTCAGTTGGTTTTTCATTGATAATCCTCTGAATTTTTGAAGGAGTAAAGTTGCTTTGAACTAGATCAATCTCTAGTCTTCCTAAGTTTTTCATAGATTCATCTAAGTTATCAAATAGCAGTTGAAGGGTCGTTAAGCCAGCTCCTTGTCGTAACATGGAAAGTATACCTGCCTTATCATCTTCCGCAGAGCCAAGTAGCTCTTCATTTACACCGGAAATGTCCATTATTGACTGGTTCATCTGATCGATAATGTTAGTAAACGCCGGAGAAACATCGGCTGCCGGAATTTTTTGAACTGAATCTAACCCGAGTGGCGCATCCTTTTTAATAAATAAAGCCTGTCCCTGACCTGCTTTGAAAGCATCTTTATCATCAACAAGTGAATCTTCCATTACCTTCATGCCAGAATTTATTTGAGATTCAAGCACATCAAGCAAAATTTGCTGGCGTCTATTTAAAATAAATTGCGCATCTCTAAGACCTCTGACCATACCTTGAATGCGCCATTCATAATATGGAAGTTCTGGCTGGTAATATGCTATTACTGGTATAAATGGATATCTATCGGTCTTATATGGGTTCTTACCAGAATACATAACTCGATTGTTAACACAAATAGCTAGCTTGCAAGTCTGCTTTTGGATTGTCTGTTTCTTAATATTCGGATATTTAGCGAGATAGTATTTAAGATTGTCTTTAGGTCCGTTCCATTCGATAGATTCTTCATTTTCAGGGTCAACAAGGATTGTTGCGTCTCTATAATCTAAATAGTAAAACTCATCATAGGGAAGAAGCTGTCTTTGACTGATATTGTAATTCTCCGGAAGGAAATTGAAATACCCGTCTTTGTTGGTATCGGCACTCATTGCCATTATTTCTTTTTCGCGCTCAGGCATAAGAGATGAAATCTGCTTTTTGCTTAGGAAGCGTCTCACCCAAATATAATTACAATCTGTCAGGTCTTTTTTCTTGAACCATGGATCAATGAGATATCCGTTGTATGCTAGGTTATCAACTCGTAAATCACCCGAGAAAGGATCAGTTCTATAATCCATCCATACAGAAAGAAGATTCATGCCTGTTATTAAACTGCCCAAGAACGCGTCAGAAAGGGTGTTAAATACATTTTCTTGCGTGTTAGCCCATATCAGTACCTTGTTAAACTGATCGGCTGTTAATTGGTCGCTATTTTCAACAGGAACGACATTCAGAGTTTTGCGGTTCTTCCTTTGGTGACCGCTTACCATGTTGACTATTCTTTTGATCTTATTGAAGTTGAACTGCTTTCTTCGAAATACAGGAATAGATGAATAGAACTCATTCCAAAGGCTTTGATCTCCCGCATAGAAACGCTCGTCTATCGATTGTTGTAGCCATCTGGATTGCGTTACTGTCGCAGTATCATTGTAGATTTCTTTCATCCAAGACTGGATTCTTTTGTCACCGTCGGTGTAAAACTCTTCGAAGCCTCTTAGACCATAAGAACTGACAGCCATATATAACTTCCTTTGTATATATGGCTAAAGATAATAATAAAATTTTTATTTGACAAATATAATATTACAAATCTTTTAGATTGTTAGCTTTTTTTCTAATTCCTCAAAATATTTATCTCTTTCGATTTCTTCTGTGAAATAAGTTTCATAAGAAGAGTCATCAATTATAAAGACAATCCCATATCGATCTTTCCAATCTAAATCTTTGTTTTCTTTATAAATGTTTTCTACCATAGATAGATTTATTAATTCTTCATCTCGATAACTTCCATTAATTTTTATAAAATTCATTTCGTTCCTCTTTCTTAAAAAATACGTTTCTCCTTCGGCTCTTTCTTTTCGCACAATTCTTCAATCGTCTGCTTTATTTCAGTTACTGGAAAGTTATGTATGTAACGAAAATATAAAAAAATCAGCAGAATTAAAATAATCAGTTTATACATCAAAAACTTGTCCTTAAGTATGCCAACAATCATTAAAACAAAAACCGCCCCAACTATTTAGAATCTTGAAAATGTGAAGTCTGTACGTTTTGGTTGCTAAAAAACGTATAAAAACTTTACTATGAGGATATAAAACAAGACCACGCAAAGTCTTTTATTTCTTAAAACCAGAGATTGACCGTCTCTGGTTTTTTTATTTTATATCTTCTAAGGTTCTATTTATCCGCACTAAATCGCAGTTACCTATATTTCATTCATTATGGAATCAAATGTATCCTCATCATTTGCAAAATAGGCATGTGCAAAGAATTTCTAGCTAGCGAAACCGTAACATGATGTACATTGTAAGAATGCGTTATGATATCTGCCAGCCTTAAAAAATTGTCATTGTTGATAATCGCTGAGAGAATATATATCCTGTTAATTTTATCAAGACTTGATTGAGAGATTTCAAACTCTTTTTTATCGCCGACATAATCAAATTCTTCCTTAATCACCGCCAATGCTTTTTGATCGAAAACTTTTAATGACATAATAACCTTATTCATTTTCTGTTATATATAAAAAAATCCACTAGAGCATTATATTTTATAGAAATCATTTTGCCATGGTATACCAAAATTAACTATCGGAAGCATAAAAACAATTTCTTTGATCAGGATTATAAGCTATCTCTAATATGATTAATTGTGTTAGTTGGCAATTCCTCCTCCCCCTCTAATCTAGTGTTTCTGTAGCCATTCCCATATACAATAGCCTGAAAAAGCATCGTCATCGCAATTAGCCCACAAGCCCAAGGTAAAACAGTTGCCAGGGGAACAGGAAATTTCCAATAGATCGTTCCAGCAAAATAAACTCCCATTAATATAGATCTTGCCAAGTAAGTAATTTTAGTCGCGAGTGACGTGTGATTAATGAATACAGCAATACTATTACCTATAAAAGTGGTGGGTTCTCTATCACTCATACAGAATTCAAAAATGCTATCACGTATTGAAAATGACATAGTAATCTTCTTTTGTTACCGATGAGTAACTGTAAGTGTAATTTTATTTGTATATACCTGTAAAGCTCTTTGAAAACAAGCGTTAGCTACTTTAAGTTGAAGGAGTTCCCTTCTTGAATTTCCATCTTCTTTTTCCAAAAAATCTATTCTATCAGCAAGACTGTATATTTTTTTCGTTAGGCGATCAGCTCTTTTTTCAGCTATAAATTAATTACAAGAGAGCGGGAGGTGGCTCCACAGCTTCATCGAACAATCCTCTTATTTGTTGTTTTTCTTCATGTTGTAGTATATGCGATCTCCTAACAATAGACTTAACGTCATCAATAAGCTCTTCTCGCTCCTCTAGAGGTCTTTGGTAGAACCTAACCATTGGCGCCATTTCCGGTCTCATTGGCGCATGTCCTTGTAGCGATAAATGCAATTCCCCAATCTTTCCGTTGTAGATAGCTTTCATACGGTCGTATAAAACATCATAATAGTCTGGATGTAAATAAAGATGGGCAGAATCAATTCTTGAGGAATGAGAAGGCGAAGTTTGTAGAAAAATTTGTCTTCTTTCCTCTTCCGTTAATTGAGCTAATCTCTCTGGAGGATAGTCTCTATCCCACTTATCCAGCCATGCTCTAATTATCTCCCTTTCATAATAGTGGTCATCTGCTGCTTTGACAGGTTCTTCCATAAAATCGTGTGTTATAGGACATTCTAAATTAAATGGCTCTCTTTCCTGTAAAGTCATAGAACGCATAAGGGCTGGTAAAATAACTTGATATTTTTGCGTTTTCCAATGCCTATATTCAGGCATTCGAGTTACGGTAGCTTCCGCCCGAGCTCGTCCTATTTTTAAGCCAAATTTACTCCCAGCATAATAGCCACTACATCCTCCGACCGCAGCTCCCACCGCTACTCCACCAATATTACCAGCGGTATAAATACCTCCAGCGTATCCTCCAGCAACGGCACCGCCAATAACACCCACGGCTATTCCTTCATACCTTGAGTCAGAGACGATAGTTATGTATCTATCACTGAGTGCTCGTCGCTCTTCCGCATCAACCGCGTGGTCTACTCGGTATGCTTCCCATCCCTCGTTAATTACATCTATGCAAGTTTTTTCAACTCTAGACATACATAAGGTAGAAGCGTCTATCAAACCTTTCTGTTCTGGGGTTGGCTCTGGAAATATTTCCTGTAATCTTAACGAAACTGTCATATAACACCTTGTCTTTATTTAATAAATTGTTTATAAAAAAAAGTCATCATAACTAATTCCGTAATCATTGATGCGAGTCTGCTCCATGGATCCACAAAAAAAAACCGCTAGTAACCATCGTGGTAACGCCTGCCGCTGCGATCAAGTACCGAGAGGTTCGCCCCTCCAAACATGTTTTTTTTGCTCTATCTGTTAAGTTCATTCCGTCCCACTCTCTTCTATGTTCTACGCGTCTTTGCTGGTTTTTTTTAGCTTTGTCTTCAGAGCGTAATCGATGTGCAAGCCGTTGTGCTTCCAGTCCTGTCGCTTCGCGTATTTTTTTGTATGTAGACTCATATAAATTATGCAATTCCTCGCTGCAATAAGCTAAAGCCATACTTTCTCTATGCGTATCCCTTGCACGGCCATGCACACCATCTTCCCAAAAAGATCTGGCTTGTTCTAAGCGAAATTCAGGATTTTCATATTCATGAAAGTGCTCACGCTCATATATAGGGAACTTTCCAAGCGGCTCCTCCTTAAGGCAAGATAAATAAAGCTCCTTCGCCTGAGCGAAAGTGTATTGGATTGGATGTCCTTCGTCATATTCAGGCATCGGATAAAATTCATGGATAGGTAAAAGATTCGGAGGATTAAAAAAATAATATACCTCGTAAAACACTCGAGAACTTATAGCACAAATCCGGGTTTCTATAGATCTAGCAAGCGAATCTAATTCAGGATGTCTTGCATCCACTAATGCAGGATCTCTGTCTGTAGCGGGTCTTATTAAAGCTTGAGATGCATCTCTTTGAGGGGATACTGCTGTTGCCATAAAATCTCCTTATAATTTTTGATTAAGTGTGAAAATGCTTAGAGAGTTTAAGCTTAAATTTGAAATTGTCAAATGAAAAACAAATTAAAATATTAACTAGACGCTAACGAGATTGAATTTATTATAGAAATCATAAAGACAGTGCAGAAAGTTATGAGTACCATAAAATTTTGTTCCCAACAAAATCTTAAATAGTTCTTTCACCTATCTTCCAGTCATAAAAATATGAAACAAGAAATATGCCTATAACAGATATTATTAGAGGAATAGTTTTTAAAAAATAATTAATCATTAATATACCTGTCACTGCAACTACGACTGAGGCTATTTGGTTTTGTCTGTATGTAAAAAAAGGCAAATCTACTATCATAAACCCTCTTTATTTAGATCGTCATTTTCTTTTTTGCCATATCTCTTGATGCCTAGCCATTTTCTTATTTTTCTTGTTTTACAACCGCAAAAGTATTTTCCTTCGAAATGAGCATTCTCACCTTTAGCTTTTTTCATTACATACTTCTTTTTAGAGATCTTCTTCATAAATTTCTGGACGATCGGCTAACTCCATCCAATGAGTTATCAGGTAATCGTAAGCATATTTCCACCCATGATCATGTCCATTTGATAGATCATTATATTTATCATAACGTGACATATCGGGTCTTTTTTGCATTTGAGGCCTGTAAACTAGAAACCAGGCTTGATATTTTTTACACTCTTCTTTGGTAGGAAGACGATCTTTTACTGATATCCATTCCATACTAACCTTTTTCTTTTAAAGCTTTTTCGTATAGTTCATCTAACCTATCAAAAGTAAACAAGTTTTCTTTTCCATAAATTTCAATTACAAAAAGTGTATAAAAAGTAATCGTTAATACGCCTTTATCAAAATAGTAATCTTTAACAATTTTTTTCTCGCATAGTTCCTCTAATCCTTTCCGAATGGTTTTATAGTAAGAACCACCAAACTTTTTTCTAGGATAACAAGCAACCAGAAATTCATGAACATTTAAAATAGCAGATTTCGGCACTGCTCCATCCTCATAAAAACCGGACAAATAAGCCAACGCATGTAACATAATTTGATATGCAGAAACACTAATGTTTTTCCTATATTCACTATCAAGCCAAGTTGTTGGTATTTTCATTCTATTTAACCAGTTTGTTTACTATCCATTCCATACTATTTCTTCGGGGGGTTTAGGCAAAGGCATCCAGTAAATTACATCAACAAAAATCTCTTGCCAAGTAAATAAAGCCACAAATGCATTTACCTCTTTATCAAAGTAACATATAATCGGTATTGCCGCTGTTTGATTTGCCTGCCAACATAATGTTGTTTGATCGTCTTCGGGTAACCTATCTTTTACTGATATCCATTTCATTGTTTTAATCCTGTAAACATATTGATAAAATAATTACTGAAATAAAATAAATAATATATTGAAAAATAAACAATTTCATATATTTAGTTTACTGGAAGTTAAAACAATAAGTACTTTCCACAATCACATTTTGCATAGATATTTGCATAATATTCGGGGTTATTATCGTGTTGAGTTAGTAATATTACTTTTTTTCCACACTCGCATTTATTTTTGTATTCGTATGATTCACCTTCGGGTATTTCTTTTTTATTCATAAAACGCCTTCCTCCTCATTTCCTCTAGCCTTTCTTTGCTCATGCGGTTCTCTTATTTAAACCTAGCATACTTTAGGTTTCATTTTTGGACTATATTATTTTGCAAAGATGTAAAGCCGTTTTACATTTCTTCCAAGAAGCTAGCTCTTCTCATTTCTTGTAACTTTTCAGGAGTCATTCTACTTACAGAATAGTTCTTAACTGCCATACACATATATCTAAAACTATCTGCTAAATGAGAATATTGATCATGTACAGGTCTTTCCTTGTATACATTGTTCTTTTCGTCAAATTCTTTACGATAATTCTCTAAAGCTTTTATGAGTTTACTGCATTTAGTTTCATCTATCCATATTCTAGAAAAAGCTCCACGAGTTATTTCTATTCCATCTTCTAATCTAATCTTAAGTGTAGGTAATACCGAAAATCTGACTCCTAAATTAGCTGCTACATCTTTTCTTGATAAGCCCGTTGTCAATTCTCTGTTTTCAATGTCATGTGGAGCATAATGATTCTCATATAAATATCCTTTTTTATCTAAGATGTTTGCATAGTGAGATAAAGCCTCGCCATTAGTTTCATAACAGTCAATAATATGGACTTCATTTCCTATAACCTGAAAAAAAAGAATAGCTGTAGAGTCCCCTATACCAATATCCCATGATGTAGAAACTCTCGCTGTAGAATCATAAGGAACTTTTCCTATCCTATGGTCTATTCTCATCTGATCTACGTACCTGATATAATAAGAACCGATTAATCCCGTAAAGTCTACTTCATATTCAGAACGAATCATTTCTTCAGACATTCCGGCAAGTTTTTCTTGGTCTATGTCTTCTTGCGTAAAAACTCCAGTTTGCTTCCAAGTGAGTTTTTGAGTAAACCAAACACTATTATTTTTAGCCATCTCCCATAAATCATAAAAATGATTTTTCCCTCGGGGAGTTGATACTATAATTAAAAAGCCATTGTTCTCCAAAAGAACAGGTCTTAAATAAAAATATGCTTCGGGATTTTGTAGAGCAAATTCACTAAAAACTAAACCTTTATATGCAGTTCCTACAGATATTTGACGATCGGATCCAAAGAATTTAAGAGTAGAGCCATTAACTAACTCTAAATACATTTGATTGTCTACTTTACGTTTAATCAATTCTTTTGGAATGTGATCTAAAAGATGGAACCCTTGCTTATCAATATTTTGCCAGGCAGCTTCCCTTGCTAACGATCCTGTAGGAAATACATATCCATAGTTCCCTACTTCTTGAATCATTCGCTTTATAAGATAACAGAAGGCTGTTTTATCCTTTCCATGACGTCTTGGCCACATAAGACAAGCATATTTAAAGCCTGAATCCATAGCTTCTAAGAAAGGTAATTGATAGTCTCTAGGAATGAAGTTATAAGGAAGATCAACTTCTTTAACCATTTTGTTTTTTTGCGTAATTTACAGCATTTACTATTAATTGAGCGTCTTGTTCGGTTAAATCATTTTTAGTAAGCTTTGCTTTTCTCTCAGTTTCATCCTTATATTCTTTAGAATACATCGGTAATATCTTTTCACCGAAGGCAGAATTACGATCTCCAATCCAACAGTGGTTTCCCACCTTTCCACCAATTAGCTCTTTAGCTATAGCTAGAGCCTCTTTAACTTCAGGATGATGTTCGCCTAATTGATTTAGCCATGCTGGTGATCTTTTATAATTCTCATAAATGTAAGAAGCAAGCCAAATTCCCTCTCCAGAATGAGCCCACTCTAAAAGATCATCACAAATTTTATCTATTTGCTCGTCTGTGTAAGTAGGATTAGTTTTTCTTAAAGCTGAATAATTATTACCTTTTTGCGCAGCCATATTACTATAAACTCTTTATTTTAACACAATTCAAACCATAAACTGTCAGCGATTTATAGTAAAATAATTTTTGCATATTGTGTTAATTGATGTGAAATGCTATATTTTAAGCATAAATAACAAACAAAGTGCTTAGAGAATAAGCAAGGATAAAGAAAATGTATAACAATCTAATCTGGGACGAAGAGATAAGCCTGACAGAAGAAGAAATGGACGATCTAGAATACAGAAAGCAAGAAGAAGAAAGGGAAAGTAATCCCGAAAGATATTATGGAGTTAAAGGGTGGTTTTAATATGAAGAAACTAAATTATAAACGAATAGCAAAAAGACAAGCTATAGATGATCTCATGATGTTACATTGCTGTAACGAAAGAGAAGCAATAGCAAGATTAAATGTTTTGTTAAAAGAAAAACCAGATTATCTAAAAGACTTGGAGAATGAATTTAAATAGGTTCTTTAATCTTATTATATTCATATTGCTCCAACACTAATTCTTTTTTTTGGAGCATTTTTTCATATTCTTCTTGATCCATTTCAAAAATACTTTTCTCATTTTCCATGTTTTAATCACCAGTACCACTTAACAAACAGCGTCACATCTTCGATTTCCGTAAGGTGTGACTCATCGCAGTCGCTTTGTACCAATTTTTGTAATTCTAGGTTCTCT